GATGAACTTGTGTACCTGTATTTGACACATTTATTTCTTCTAAAGTATTAATAGTTATTTGATGTTCAACTTCACCTGATGGTATTGAAAGTTTTGGATTACCCGATAAATCTAAATTTTTGACACCGATTGAATTATTATTTATATCATAGTTACCTAATAAATTAATAAAGTCTGAAAATTCTTTATCATTCATTATAACTGGCCAGTCACCTAAATTACCATCACCATAAAGACCACCCCTATCATTAGTACAACCATTTTTAATTCCACCAATTATAGATAAATAATCTTCAGTTTCGGAATGTTTTAAACATAATGTTTTTAGTGATAAACCATTGTTACTATCAACATACCAAACTTGATGACCAATATCAAGAATATCAATATCACTTGGGAAGTTATTTGATCCATGTAAACTATAATTTTCAATCTGTGTGTTTTTATAATGAACTAGGGCGTTTAGGTGTCTATGATTATAACATTGTAATCCTTCACCATTATCAGCATCTACATATAGATAACCATCTGGACAATCTTGACATAAATCATCTCCAGAACATTTTGGTTTTTCAAAAATATCTTCTAAATAGAAATAGTCTTCACTTACTATTTTATTATGCTTATCTACAATTGACATGTATGTAACCCCTATGTGCCACTTGTTGGATTGAAACCACGTGCTCTCAATAAATCACTTTTTGATATTATTTCAACCTTACATTTAGAACCAAAACCTGATTTATGTATAAATGAATTGTCTTCTGGATTTACATTTCCTTTCCAAAAATCTTCGTATTGGTTACCATCAATATCTCCATCGTCACCAGTTATTGTTGTATCATATGAAGCATTTTCTTTTATTAGAGGATTGTATGTAGCTACAACAAAATACCATTCATTAAAATTTATTGGAACTCTAGTATAACCAAACTTAAAAGGGTTTGTTTTATTTTCATCATCAAAAACATCTACTGCATAATCATCACCAGTTGTTTTTGGTAAATATGTACTACCAATCCTTGAATCTCTAAATACACCACCACTTGTTTTTTCCATAACAACAAGTCTAACAAACCTTTCATAAGAATTATCTATAAAAAATCCATTTTCTTCAAAAGTTGTGCCATCATCAAATGTAAAGGATGGAGAAAAATCATCTTTTTTTACAACAAAAGTTTCTAACCTATACCCAAATGGATCTATTTTTCTAACAGGGTTTCCAAAGTTAAATAATGTTCCACCATTAACTCTGTCTCTAAATCTAACCCATTGTGTAATTGTAAATCCTCGTGTCAGATATTTTGGTAATTTTTGCATGTATAACTCCTATTAATATTATTATCCACCAGTATCTTCACATTCTGGAAAACAATCATCAACTTCTTCTTCTTCTTCAAAATCTAAATTTTCATTTTCATCACCGGCTATAATGCTACCATCACCAGGTGAATCTTGATTTTGATAACCTTCAGACTGATTTTCATAATCTTCTAATTCAGTATCTTGTGGTGGTGTCGGGTAATCAATATCTAATAAATATAAATTTAACAAATTTCTTAAATATTCTATACTTTTATTTTCATTATTTCCATTTTGACCACCACCAACTATAGTTGGATCTATTGTTCGTGTTATAAAGGCTTCAGAATCATCTATCCCATTATCTTGCATATAAGATATATCATTAGTTTGTAAATATGATAATTCATCTTCAGACCAATAAAAATAACCTTCTTCGTAACTTCCTTGAAATGATGGTATAGGTCCTAATAATTCTAATATTTCACTAAACAATAAATCTATTCTTTGTTGTCTAGTTAAACCCTGTGGTAATAATTCATAAACATCGTTATCTAATATTTGGTCTGCTAAATCTAAATTTATATTAGTTTTTGATTCTTGAAAATTTGTAAATTGACTAACATTTGGTGGTGGTGTTAATTCATCTGCATATGCGTTATAATCAGATACAGAATCCATTTGTTGTAAATCATTTAATAATGTGTCATCAGATCCAGGATTTTGAGAATCTTGAATTGTTTGTATTATACCTCTATCTTCTTCATCCCTTATATAATCAGACCCATGTAATACAAGTTTTTCAGATGATGATAATCGTTGTACTTCTTTACCATCTATTATTGTTTTTTGATATTGATTAACACCACTACCACTCACCTCTAAATTAG